GTCAATATATCTTTCAGCACCTAAAACATTTTGAATAGCTTGTCTAGATCCACCAAAAGCTCCTGCACCTATTGCTGCAGCATTCATTGATTTTTGACTTTGTCCATAAGCTTCTTTTAAATCACTTAAAGCACCTGAAACAACTCTATCTTCATATGGATTAGCATAAGCTTGTGCAGTTGCAGTATCATAAGTTGTAGCACCTACATTAGCTATTTGTTGACCAATACCCGCAAGTTGGCCTGCTTGAGGTACAATTTGATTTCTAAAAATATTTTCTGCTTGTATTTCTGATGGATCTAATTGAGCTATACGTTGACCTTGATAACCTTGATAAGGTTTACTAAATTCTTGCTCACCTCGTCTTAAAGTTCTTTCTTGAATTTCTTTAAAATAAGGCGGAATATCGTAGCTAGTTGTTGACTGCGATGGTGCCTGTACTACTGTTGTTTTTGGTTTGAAAATACTACCCATTGACTATATAAGTTCCTCCGATAACTTTAAATCCTAATTTATTAAAAGCTTTGTCTTTTCTTTCAACGTCTTTACCTTGAAAGATTTCGCATATCGCAGTTACTTTGTTTGCTAGTGCGTATTCTTTGAAAACTACCATTATAGAACGAAAGATCCTAAAGTTTCTATGTTTAGGATTAACATGTAACCATAAAGTTCTCATGAACTTTTTGTCACTATACCATGTTTCATCAACTGTTGCAGCCAATGTTCCTACAATAATATTTTCATGTTCTACTACTATAACAAAACTATTCTTAATGTAAAATACTATATTTTCAAGGGCTTTAGTATTATTAGTGTTTCCAAAGTTAAATGGAGCCTCTGTAAGCCATGTTTTAAGTAGTTCTCTTATTCTAACAGCATCTGATATACGAGCTGGTCTTATTATATATTTATCTTTTTCCATCTTGTTTTATATTTACTCTCAATGTTCCAAATCTCCAATTATCATCTAGAGCACTATTTTCTATTTTTACATTAGTTTGTCTTCCTCGAATACGAGTATTTAAAAAGCTGGTAGTATTACTTACACTTAAAGTTTCTCCTACTGTAGCTGAATCATTAGGATAGTCTTTTACTCTTAAAGTAATAGTTGCATTACCAGTTTGATTTTGAAAATCTGGTATAATTTTATTAATAAAACTAAATGTTTCACCATCAGCTATATCTCCATCACCTGATTGTATATAAGCTGATAGAGCAGCACCATCTGCATTAACTCCTGATTCTTGAGCATAGATTATACTTCTTCCTTGTGTTACCCCATTAATAGTAGTTATAGTAGTTACATTTGAATTAGGAAAATATTCAGCAGCTAATGGATTTAATTCAACTCCATTATCTTGATAAGCACTTCTGTTCATAGTTCCAAAATACCAAGAATTTTCTAGATAATTATAAATAGCATAACGATCACATTGATCCGAGGTACTAGAACAATAGTACCATATCACTTCAGAGAAGTTAGAATTTTGTCCAGCATAGACTTGAGAGTATTGAGCTTTATTAATATCTTCAAATACATGATTTAATATAGGACAAGGTATTTCTTGAACTGATCCTGCGTATCTAAAAAATTGACCATCAGACATCCAATAAGCTACATCATCTACTACTATTGCAGAGTTAAGACCAACAGCTCCACAATCATTACCTAATTGTCTAAAACCAAATATTAAAGGAGGACCAATAAAAGACATTGATTGCATTGTTGTATCTGTCCATACTAGCATAGTACCTTTTGCAGGTCTTGCACAACGTATTTCACTTCCTCCACCAATTCTTTGTGATCCAGCAGAGTTGACTACATTAGGTGACCATTGATTATAATTTTCTTGATCAGACCAACGTATAAACATTTTATCTTGACTTGCAGTATTACCAATTTCAGTTTCTGTACCTAAACAAACTACGTGTCTAGTTTCTGTAGATACCATTGAAAGAGTAGAATTAGAAGGAGCATTAGCAACAGCTGTACATCTATTATTAGTCATTCCACCAGATAAATTCCATTCATAAGTTGCTCCATCTTTTTGTGTAATAATTAAATCTTCTCCCCAATTATTTATTGACCATAACCGAGCATCAAGAATTACGTTAGATGATGATCTAGCAGTTCCCCATGTTCCAGTATTCCAAGTACCTGATCCCCAACCAAAACCAAAAGTTTGAATAGAAGGACCTATACTTATTTGATAAGTTGCAGTGCAATTAGCTGTAGGTGCAACATTAGCATTTGCTGTAGCACTACTTTGAATAGTGTAAGCATCAGTATTTGATATAGTTAATATTTCATATTCAGCATCAAGAGTTGCAGCTGGAATTCCACCTACTGTTGCGGTAACATTACTTAAAGTTACAAAATCTCCTTGAGAAGCTCCATGTCCTGTATCTGTAATTGTAACAATATTACTACCACTTGTAGTACTAATTGCATTAGTTAATGCATCTGTTGATCTTATAGGAGTAATATCTTGATTTGTTCCTGCAGCATAGACATATAATTTTCTATCTGTTCCAAGAGCTTCGTAACGACCACCATCTAAAGCAAACCATTGCTCTAAAGCTCGTCCTACTCCAACATAATAACCAGTACTAAATTTAGTCCATCCACCTATTTTTTGTGGTAGACCTTTTCTAAATCTTATTTTATCGCAATCTATCCATTTACTTTCAGCACCTGTAGGTGTGTTTTCAGTATCTATTCCAGGTTGAAAATTTAATTGAGTTAATGGCATAAATTTATACTATTTTTTTGTTATTATATATTAAATAAAAGAAAGAAGTAAGCCTATTTTATAGCTTTTTCCAAGTATTTGGATTAGGTATTAAAATTTCACTTATAGTATTTACTTTAGAAGTCATTATAATATCACCACTTATTGATATACGAGGAGAGGATTCTTCTGTTTTTTGAGTTCCATGTTTTAAAGAACTAGGAAAAATAATTAATTGACCTGGTTCATTTTTAATTAATATACTTTGATGATTTTGATCATTCCATTCTGTTGCTTCAGGCATATAAAACCTTTGATTGGGTTCATAAAATGTTATTGATGAATGATTATTATTTTTTAAAACATAATAAACAAAACTAAAATGACTAGCTCCATGATCATGAGCTGATATATGTTCTCCTTTTTCAGTGTAAGCTACCCATGATTTTGTTATAAAATAATCAACATTTTTATATTTTAAATTATTAAAAAATATATTTAAATTAACTTGCAAAGAATTAAAAAACTTATCAAATTTTTTATTAAGTTGTAATTGATCTCCATAAAGAGCTTCAAAAGAATTTAAAGAACCAGCTTTATCTGAAGTAAAAGCATATCCTGTTTTATGAGATTCATAATATTTATTTCTAAATTCTGGATTACAAATATCTTTTTCAATAACAGGTATTAATTCAGTGTTTATTTCTTTAAAATTATTTAATTTTGAAATACCTATTAATGAACCTAATATTCTAACTGTCTCCATCTAATTTTCCCATAGAGTCAAACCACACATAGCTATTTAATTTAGATATAAATTTTTCCATATCATTATCTTTTACTATATAAACGTCAGTTTCTACGCAAAAATTTTTAATTGCTTCGTATCTATGATGACCGTCTAATAAAATATTATTAGTATCTATAACTAACGGACATAGTAAACCATTAAGTTTTATTTCAATTTCTAGTTGATCTATTAATTCTTGATTATTATTTTCTTGATTAGGTTTAATATCTTTTATTTTAACTCTTTTAATTAAACTATCAAATATAATTTTTTTAGGTTTTAAATACAATTATTGAACTCTTAAAAATCTATATAGTATTTCTCCACTACCACCGTCAGCTCCAACAGTTGAACCAGAATTAACTTGTGCTGCTCCACCACCTCCTCCAGAACCTCTAGTTCCTGCTCCACCATTAGTTCCAGCACCAGATGATGATCCACCTGAACCTCCTGCAATAGTTCCTGCATAAGATGGTGCACCAGTTGAACCACCTATTCTACAGTTATCTCCACCACAGTTACCATTATTTGAACCAGTATCACCATCACCAGAATCATTAAAAACTCCTTTTGGTCCACTATTTAAACTTGTTACATTTTTTGTAATACCATCAGAATCTCTAAAAGTTCCTGATGTAATTGCTGTACCACTTATAGTTGCTGATCCACCAGAACCAGGTGAATTACTTCTTAAAGGACCTTGTACTCCTCCATTAATACCACTTGATCCACCACCGCCTGTTAATGAAAATATTGATCCTGTAGTAGATCCTGAAATACTAGATGTTCCTCCACCACTAGCGGTAACATTAAATCCTTTACCAGCTCCACTACCTACAGAACCTACAGCATAGGTTATTGTTTCACCTTCAGTTACAGAAAATACTTTATCAGATATATAAGCTCCTGAACCACCGCCACCACCAGATGATTCACCACCTGCTTTATCATAGTCTGCTCCACCAACAGCTCCACCACCACCTCCAACTGAAGCTTGAATGTGCATTGCGTTTGCTCCTTGTGGAACAGTTAATGTTCCTGAACCTGAACTTATTGTTTGAATAGTGCCTGCTTGAAATGCAGCAAATACTAATTTCCAAACGCCTGAAACTTTTC